CTAGATTCAGTGCCCGAAAAGACCAAGCAGAATCCTTCAGGTTTATACACCTTCAACCGTCAAAACTTAATAGCGACATTTGACAACGGAAGCATTCTGCGTTTCGGGCATTGCGTGAATAATTCTGAGAAAGATTTGGCGCATTATCTTTCCACGGCGTGGGTATTCATCGGATTTGATGAGCTTGGACAATTCAGCTTTGAAGCGTGGGCTTTTGCTGCAACGCGCAACCGTATCAATACAAAGTGCCAGCCGAACGCGCGTGGCGAGATGCCGATTCCTAGAATGGGCGGAGCTACAAACCCTACCGGACTTGGCTGGACGTGGATACGCGATATGTGGGGTTGCCACATGCCCGGAGCGGAATACGCGAAGCGTCCGCCGCAAGCATTGAAATTCAAAGAAACATTCGACCCTACCAATCCCGTACACTTAGAGCGATATAACCCGGCAGACTATTTCGACGTGCGCTCAACGCTGCTAGACAATCCCGAATTCATCAAGCGCGATCCGGGCTATTTGAAAAAACTGATGGCAGAGCCAGAGGACTTGAGGCAGAAGCATTTGTACGGCAATCCTGATTCAAAGGTTGGCAGCTACTTCCAATGTTTCGACTACTCGCGCCATGTGAAGAAGTGGGACGAAATCAAATGGGAGCCGTGGCAGCACAGGTGGATGGGAAGCGATTGGGGATTGTGCCACGCGTGGCCGACAGGATGGTTTACGCGAGCGAAGATTGAAACGCTGGACTCAACGCCGGCAGCGCGGAAGTACAAAGACGTTGTTGTTCTATATCGCGAAGTTGTAGAGAACGAATTGAGCTACGAAGCGATGGCAAAGCTCGTTGCTAGCAAGACGCCGGACAATGAGAAGGAGACGCTGAAATTCCTGTTCTTCTCGCCCGAACGATTCAGCCGTGACGGAATAGACGCGCAACATACACCGTCAAATGAGTGGGGCGACCATTTGTTGCAATTCGGATTGCCGCGGCCGAGCCGCGCATCGAATGAAAGAGTAGCTGGTGCGGCCTTCATCTACTCGATGCTCGAAGCTGGCGACCTGATTATTCTGGATACCTGCCCGAAGTCGATTCACGCTTTGCAGAACGTGCAGCGCGACCCGAAAGATTTAGAGGACGTGTTGCCGATGCAAGGGCCGGAAGAATACGACGTGTACGACATGATCCGGTACGGTTTGGTTTCGATGTTGATGACGAAGGGCAAGCCGCTCGAAGTGAAGTTGAAAGAGGAATTGATGGCGATTGACGATCCGCTTGCGAGATTCTTCTACGAATACAAACAACGCGCTGAAATGAAAAAAGAGAATGCGCCAGTGACGCAGATTGTAGTACCATCGTGGCGAAAGAGAGCGAAGCAATGAATTGGTTCCGTTCCAGATTCGTTGACCATCTAATCGCCGAGTCCGCCGCGAAAGATAAGCGTATCGAATGGCTGGAAGCGAAGATTGAGCGCCTTGAATTAACTGTGTTTCCGTTCTCCGGTCAAATGGGCGCAGCCTACGCTGCACGCACCGAGAAGATTCCTGTTGCAAACAAAACCGATTCGCCGCAAACTCCGTCTGGTAAGTCAATGATTGGCGGATGGAAAATGCATTTGAATCAGCACATCGAAGAACAGAAGCGCAAAGCTGACGCCAAGCGTACAGGAGCAAACTAAATGCCGATGGACAGCAAGGGAACGCCACGACGGGGAAACAGCATGAAGAATTTCGCGGACGGAGCGCACAAAGAAGAAGCGCCGCCAATGCAGAAGCCGGAAGCTGCTAGCGGAGAATCAAACCAACCGATCGAAGAAGTTGTCTCACAGCACGGCCCCGCAGATAAAATCGAGATGCAACACAACGACGCGGCAAGTGAGCATCACGTCACTTCGCATCACGGCGGATTCACACACAAATCAAAGCACGGTTCACGCGCGGAAGCTCACGCGCACGCGAAGAAAGCTGCCGGCGTGACGGACGAGCAGCAACAGCCTTCCACAGATTCATCGGCCCCACAGCAAGACGTTTCAAGCATGATGTAAAAAGGAGACTCACAATGCGATTCGTTGCAAATCCGATTCAGGTAACAGCATTCAAGATTACATCTGTAGGGCCGACCGCTGGCGGCGATTCACGCACCGGAATTCATCTCACGCTGGACGACGGCAGAAGCGTCATCGCTGGCCCTGCTGGACTTGCCACCTACACGCCAGTTATGGGCGACTACTACGTTGACGAAGGCAATGGCATTGGGTTTGTGCCGATGCACTCAGCACAGTTCGAGCGCAATTTCCGCGTGGCAGTTGCAAGTGATGAGCGCAGAACGTCGCAGCGCGGGACGCAGCCGAATCGCCGGGTTTCCCAACCGCCGTTCGTGTATCCGGTCGCGGCCAAGCCAGTACCGCCTGCGCCTGCTCCAGTCGTGCATCCGGCTCCTGTCGTACCAGCGGCGGTCTAAATGGCATCGCGTTGGATGCAGAAGGCCGCTGATTCAATCAAGGCCAAAGGCACAAAGGGCGTGTTTCGAGCAGCGGCGGAACGCGCTGGTAAGAGTACGTCTGAGTTCGCCAAAGAGCACGAGCATTCACCGGGTAAGCTAGGACGCAGGGCGAGATTAGCGGAAGCATTCGCACGCGCCCGTCATTAGATGGCCGACCAGAACAGCACTCCCATTGACGCATCGGACATCCTGAACTATGAGCCGGGTGTGCTGGCAGCTATGGAGATTTCCGACCAGCCCGATCAACAATTAAACGACCTCGAAGTAGCAGCCATTAAAGAACTCCGCCAGAAAGCATCTAAGAAAGATTATCCGGCTCGTATCACGGAAGTTATCGAATCGTGGGAAGCGCGGCTGTTCTACCGAGGGTTCCAATTCCTTGAACCGAACGGTACAGGCGGCGGATTCTATTGGAGCGTACCGGGAGAAGATTCAGGCTACGGGCCTGCCATGCAAGCCGAGCTTGGATGCTTGCCGACGAATATCTATTCCAGCTACGGGCAGATGATTATTGCGGCGTTGACGCGCGAAGTTCCTGCCACAATTTTCATTGCACAGGATAATGGCAGCGACAAGGACATCACGGCAGCGGACTCAGCCGATAATTATGTAAAAGTGTTCGAGCGAGATAATGACCTTCTCGGAATTCAGACGGATAAGGTTCGGTATTTGTGGACGGATGGCCGAGCGCATTATTGGACGCGTCACGTCAAAGACGGTCAGAAATTCGGATGGGAGGAAGATGATGAGCAACCCGTCACGCCAGAAACCGAACAGCCAACAGCCAACGCGGGTGAAGCCTCTCAGCTTCCAGATCAACCAGCAGGAGCTACACCGCAACCTGACGGGATTTCTCAGCAGGTTGGAAGCGGTGATACGGAGAGCGGAGAGCAAGGAGAGGCTCCGCCAAAGACTCGTACTCCTCGCGGCCAAGAGGTACGAACGGCTTACGGGAAACTTGAAGTAAAAGTGGAGATGCGTGCGAACGAACTTGAGCAGACTTACTTCCTGAAATTCTGCGAAGAGGTTGACGTTTCAACCGCGAAAGGCATGTTCCCGAAGAAAGCCGACAAGATCAAAGAGGGTGGCACTGGACTTGAAGAGGGAGAAATTGAAAAACTAGCTCGAGTAAACTGCAAGTTAGGAATGCAGGCGAGTTACGTCACAAGCGATTCCACGTCCTCAGATGTCACGATTGACCGCACATGGTTCCGGCCTTCCGCATTCACCGGAGTAAAAGATAAAGCCGTCCGCGCATCGCTTCTTGAAAAGTTTCCTGATGGCGTTTACGTCTGCTACGCGGGAGACGTGTTCTGCTTTGCTCGCAACGAGAGCATGGATTGGTCATGGGAGATCACGCAAGCATATTCCGGCGACGGGCAGAACCGTAACGCTTTAGGCACATCGCTTATTCCGGTGCAGAAGCGTTTGAATGATTGGCTCGACCTGATGAATTCAATCTTCCTGCGAACGATTGGCCGCAGAGTTTACGATAACGTGGCATTCGATCGGAAGGCTCTACAGGGAACCGTCGCCCCCGGAGATGCTATTCTGTTTCAGCGGCAGCCGGGTGTTCCGCTTTCGGAACTAATGGGAATCGAGCCGCAAGTGAACATGAACGCGGCGTTGCCTGATTTCGTGAAGGAATATTCTGGCGAGTTGTCGCAGCTTTTGACTGGAGCTTTTCCGGCATTGTTTGGCGGCAACACAGGATCGAACGATACGGCGCAAGGCATCGGCATTCAGCGTGACGCTGCGCTAGGACGTATCGGCCCAACGTGGCACTCGATCAAAGCTGGCGAATCCATTTCCATGAAGCAGGCTGTACGGTGGGCTGCAAAGTGCCGAGATGGTTCAATCAATGAATCAATTCCGGGTGGCGATGCGATTAAAGTAGAAGTGAACGACCTCAATGGAAATATCCTTGCGTTCGCTGAGTCTGACGAAAATATTCCAGAATCTTATTCCTCGAAACAAGCTCGCATCATCCAACTGTTTCAGGACTCTGCGAAGAATCCAGAACTCGCGGAAGTTTTCAACAATCCTGCGAACCTCGAAGTTGTGCAACAGTACATGGGTTTCTCGGATATTTTTATCCCGCAAGTGGATTCCTACAAAAAGCAGCTTGGCGAGATTGAGGTACTCATTGCGCCGGGTAATGGGCCAGCGCCGAATCCAGCATTGATTCAGGCGCAGCAAACCATCGAGCATTTGATGACGGTGCATGGCGTCGATCCGCAAATGCTGATTCAGGCGCAGCAAGAGATGGAACAGTTACCGCCAGAAGTTTCAACTGTACACGTTGACGCACTTGTGGATGATTCGGAAGTTCACGCGGAGACGTGCAAGCAGTTCCTAAATTCTCCGAAGGGCCGCAAGCTGATGAAGGAAAATCCGAACGGATATTCAAACGTGCGGCTGCATCTTTCGGAGCACGAAGCGATTATCGAGCAGAACCAGCAGAGCAATGCGAAGGTTGCAGAGAGCTTGAATTTTAAGGATCTTCCTCCAGCGGGTAAGATAGCCGAGGCTGGACAGGCCGGTATTAAGTTGAATCCTGCTGATGTGGCGCAAGCACCTGTTGCGAAACAGCCGCCGCAAGCATAATATTCATTCGTCATGACGCTTCCGTGTGGCGCGGTGACGACATCGCAGAAAGAAGTTGGCGACACACGATAACTGAGTTGCACGGAAGCAGATATATCGGGAAACCGGGTAAGAAAATCGGGGATAATCACACATGATTGACGGCGAAGGCGTAATTCCGGGTGTAGTTGACGCAGGTATCGGAGGAGGAGACGAGGGCGGCTCGGCGGACAGTTCGCAAAATACGAATACCGATAGCGCAGTTTCGCAAGACGATGGAAACATTCAAAGCGATGCTGATTCGGGACAGCAGAGTAATGACGGCAGCGATGGACAAGCAACTCCGCAAAAAGAGGATTACACTGACCCTGCCACTGGAAAGATTGACGCGCGTAAAGTCGAAGCCAGCGTCCGCACGGAACTCGCCAACATCGCCAAGACGAAACCGGAAGTAGCCAAAACTCTCCGCGAATCATATTTCAAGACTCGCCAGTTTGAAGCCGAATTCAAAACTCCCGCAGAAGCCAAGACAGCGAAGATGACGCTTGAAACTTTGGGCGGCGCG